TGCTATCTTATCGCTATTACGAGCAATAGAATAATTAACAGCAACCGCAGATGACCAAGCCACTGCAGAAGGACAAACAGAAATTCGTAAAGAATTACCAAGTTCGCCAGCATACTTAGCATAGAAGTTATCGACAGTTGGGATTGTAGATTGATCATTTTCAATCAACGCAGCTGTGGTTTGAGCAGCATTTTTAGCACCTGGACCTACTGTACGAACTATGTTCAGTGCGTTACCGTATGCTAAAAAGTTGGCTGCTGTGAAGAAATCATCCGCTGTATTGGACGTTGGTTTTTGGAAGATGTTCACGAGGCGATCTTCGGAATCAACTAATACAGCTGTATTGGCTGGACCCCAACGGAATTGACCTGCGAAACCACCTTCAGTGGTCGATACGGCAGGCACTACCGTTGTGAGATCAATCTCACTTACATTAACTCCAGGACTTACTTGGAATGGCATTGCTATTCTCCTTAAAAATAGAGTTTTTATAGTTATTCAACGATGATATTTATAAAAACTCAATGTTTAGTATTGGTCAAAGTTTCCGCTGCTAACATACCCGTGCATATCAAATGGGTCTGTAGCGGCAATGTCTATAATACCTTCTTCGGGTAAACCATCATCATGGAAGCCGAATGGTAATAAATTCTCCATCATCTCTTGCTCAGATTTTTCTCTGAGTTGTATCAGGGTGTTTATATCTGTCATTTCTTTAAAATATGCTTGATCCGACAACCAAGCAAACAAAACAAGGCACATAACCAAATCATCATGCGCTCCCGACTCAGCTTCATAAGAATTCTTCCTTCTTGAGAATGTTGATAATTCTTTTATCGTCTGAAAATCATTCATAATAAATTGGTCTTGCTCAATCATCAACTTTAAGATCGAGCAACCAACTGATTTTACTGTTTTTGTTGTTCGTATACCCTTATCACATCTCTTACTAAATCCAGCAGAGATTCTTTTACCAGATCTCCCTGCGCTTTCAGTAAACAGGATATGCTCATACTCAAAATCATAATGTAGTAGTTCAGATACCTGTTCACCTATGTCATTAATCTCTACTAATACTGTGGCGTCGTTGTACGATTTACACGTTCTATATATTACTTCAGCATATTCAGCAGGGGTTATATAGTTATCCCGATACACACAAACCTGATTATATGGCATTTTCGTGACATCAATTATCTGAAACGCAGAGTAATCCAGCCCCTTACCGCGAGAAACGTCAACTATACACACATATATACCACCATCATATGGCCGTTCGTACATGGAGATTCCGCTACTTTGGACAAGGGGATCCTTTGGTACCATTGATTTGAGTTTACTTCCCTCGATCAAAGTACCTGAACTTCCTAAGAATTGACACTCATATTCCTGAGCGAATTTCTCAGTATCATAATCCATAGCCTGTAGAGTTTCAAGTTTCCAAGCGGCGTCTCGGCCTGGGACATCATTCCAAAATACCTCAACAAACTCATACCCATTTGTCCCTTCGCGCGCACCCTCGCACGTCTTGTAAAAGTGATTCAATCCGTTTGGCGTTGATGTCAACAATATTTTAGTGGTGTTACCCGATGAAATCGTTGGGAATACAGATGCAAAGAACTCGTCCCAGTTCTCAACAAACGCAGTCTCATCAATATACAAAAACGATACAGATTTACCACGAATACCGGATGAAGAAGTCGCGGCAGCAATAATCTTACAACCATTTTCAAACTGTACAGAACCTTTGTTCCATTCAACTACGCCTTGCTGCATCCAAACAGGCAAGGCTTCGTACGCAATCTTGATACGGTCAAGAATCTCACGGGCAGCGTCGCCCTTGTTGGCCAATAGAGCCACCGTTTTGTGTTCTTGGAAAAGAATGAAGTGTAGGATAACAGCAACTGCGGTTGTTGTCTTACCAGCCTGACGAGATGTAACAACAGCGGCTCGCCTATTGTTGGATATCTTTTCGATAATCTCCCGCTGGTAATCGTACAGGTTCATGGGGATCAACCCGCGATCAACGTGTACGATTTGAATATAATTCTCAGCAAAATAGATCGGGTCTCCAGCGCACTTAATGAACTCTTTGATCTGCTCTGGCGTCCATTGTATCTGGACGCCTTTACGCTTTAGGAGCTGATTACCATTATATGTTTCACTAGCCACGCGGAACTACACCTTCTTCCCACAACCGCTCGCGGTTCGCTAGGTGAGCATCGGCAATTTCATCTTTATTCTGGCCGTGATACAGAACGGCATGGCCTTCTTCGATCATGACTTTCGTAGCCGCTACCCATGAATCAGTCTTACTGTCATACACATCAAAGTCTCCAAGAATACGACCAAACTTACCCTTCATATCCTCCCCAGACTTGCTGACCATCGTTCTAAGGACTGAACTCTCACCGAGTAAGGACTTGAGTCTTTCTTTTGCAGCTAACCCGAATTGCTTCTCAACAAGGTCACGGGTTCTAGATTCTGGTGTATCAATACCCATAACGCGGACTCTTTCATCGCGCATCCAAATACCAAACCCCAGATCAATATCAACATCAACAGTATCGCCGTCAACCACCCTTACAACATTGCATTTATAATCATACATCTTTGTCACCATTAATTAGTTTCTGTAATTCTGAAGTGCTTCCCACAAACAAAGCATTTGTTATGCTGCTTGGTCCAGCTTGAGTCGATTCTTCTTGCCGAAGATCCTTAACCTTTTTCTGAATGTCCAATAAATCTTTGTTAGCATCAACAAGCGTTTTGGTAAGTTGAGATATTACCTCAAATGCCCGTGGATGTTCGCTTGCTTTCGCTAAATGGATAAGCTCGTCAAGAGCTGAAGAACCCTTATCAATCACATCGTAGAGGTTTTCTCTGGCGAATGTGTAGTCCTTGGAAATATCATCAGGAAGATCTTTGGTGTCAGCTCTAACAATTGCTATTGGCTTGCTGTCATCAACAAGCTCTGCCTCCACTTCAAATATTTCGTTCAAGTTGTCCGTTACAATGTTTTTCATAATTAATGCTCATGTCGTTCTTTTCCGTCAAAGTAATCAAAGCTGTCAAAGGCATAGCCATAATCATTGTTGGCAGTTATGTTAGTAATCGGTACACTAGCTGAAGAATTAGAAGTGGGAGAACCGTTAGCCAGCAACCCAGGAGTCAAAATAATCTTCTTCTGTGGACCTTCAGTCGGAGTTCCGTTCTCACCTGTCGGTATAGTGAAGTCAATAACAGTTCTCTTAATAGTTCCCTTATTAGACACTGGACCGAAGATATAACCCTTGACGACAAAGCTAAAAGAGTATATAATAGCTCTGCGGCTTTGAAAATCAGTCTCATAAGTATCTTCAATAGTCATACCCTGTAAGACGGTTGGTATATCAAAATACTCACCAGTCTCCGGAACCAACTTCATACTATGCGTAAACTCTGGCCTGAAGTATGGAAGTATTTGCTCAACAACCTGCACGGCATCTTCATTAGTAGCAAACATAGCAGATAATGTAATATTTATATCATATGGAACAGGAGTAAACTGAGAAGTCATGGTGCGGTTTGTGTCACCAATGCTAGTGTTTCTCTGTAGTTTATTTAAAGCTCGGGTCGGCGCATATGCCATATCAGTAATTTCAAATGACATTCTCGGGAGCTGAGTTGCAACCCCACGATTAAGGTTTGGGTCTTGGTTCAGTCTGGCCAACCAAGTTTCTTTTGGACCATACGCAATTGGGACGCGTATTCCCTGAACCCTGTTCCCCTGCTTATCATATCGAATAATATCAATATCATTAAACATTGACCCAAACATTACAATATACTTTCGGATTGCTCCGTGGTAATAGTGAGATCCAAACATTACCAACCTCCTTCGCTAAATGGGTTAGTCTCGCTGAAGTCGACAAAGTCTATATTACTAGATCCAAACTGGTCGTTAATCGCTCCCTTGTCGCTGCTCTCTACGGTCTTAGAGTTCTCTAACCCAAACGGTATACCAGTTTCAGTAATAAGAACCGACCCGTCCTCAAGTAGAAGTTCATTAAGAGTATCACCGCTGTAAGCATCTTCAATTGAATCAATAGCAGCGATACCAGTATCAAGGCGCTCATGGCTATATTCAAACAATTCGCAACGCAAGTCATATGTTTGTAGCGAACCCATCTGATAGAATATTGCTTCATGCTCAACAAATTTAACTTCAAACACTTTATTGTTCAATGGGAAGTAAATCAAATCGCCTTCCGATGGTCTGCCGATATCTTCGGTAGTTTCTACATCGGATATCTCTTCGCTAAATCGGCGGCGGGATACTGTGAGAACCATTTCATCGCGGATCTCGATATTGAACTTAGATAAGAAGTCGCCTTCCCCCTCAAACCCATCAACAGATTTGATGTACATTTCTATTGGGTAAGCGTGATCAAATTTAGACAAAGTGTCTTCGCCGAATACCAAATCCTCATCAACAAGGGTTCTTGGCATATAGTAGCACTCAAGCCCATAAATCTTAATAGATTCAATAATCAAATCTTCTATTAAGTTTGACTCTCCGCTGAACTTGTAATTATTAAAATATAAATTTGTAGTTGGCATATTTTAGCCTATCATATCCATAGCTGGCATGGAGAATTTCTTCTGTACTTCTTCTTCGAGGCGTAGTATTTCTTCGTTGGCTTCTTGCCATATAGTCTGTCCATTAAATGTAACGCCCCCTGGAAGCTGCATTCCTTCAAACTTTTTCATATTCTCGCCCCACTGCCTTTTGATGAGAGCAGTAGTATATTGACGAAGCCACCAGTCGCCCCACACCCCAGTATGGGTATTTGGGTCAAGAACTTGGTAACATTCAATGATAATATACTGACCGACAACCGCGCGAGTAGTCCAGTCCATATCTATATATAGTCTATCTGTATGTCGACTGAACCGGATCGGCTGTTTACCAACCAGTACTTCTTCGAGAAGTGCTATTCGTTCCATTGATGCGACATAGTTTTGTAATTTGTCACCAGCCCAATCATGGACTTCGTTTAGGGTTATCTGGTATCTGAGGTTAAACAGGTTGTTTGCTTGTAGACCAGTGCCTAATGGGAATACATTGATAACACCGTTGATTGTTGGACCAACGTCAATATATTCGTTTGTCATGTCGGCTTGAGTTAACTGATGTTTTAGGTAAGTTCTTTGGGTGCCATCGTAGTGATAATCTCTATAGAACTCAAGAGCATCATCAATTCTATCTTCGAGTTGATCGTCATCAACATTGATTTCAACTACAGGAGCGCCAAGTCTGCGCAGGCAATATTTTTTTAATTCAGTTCTTGTTGTTGGAGTTGCCATGGTAAGAGTCTCAAAATTATTAGAATTCTGACTCTATTTATAAAACTTGTATAAGCTGTGAAACTTCTCCTCTAATGATTTCTGCGATGCGTTTGCCGGAAAGTCGAAATTACAATCCTTGTACCTTGTCTTTAATCTGTATTCAACGTTGCCTGACGTTTCTAGGCTATTAAAAACATAATCAGCAGGGTATTCTACCTTGAGTTTGGGGATGTCGCGCTGATGTAATAATCCACGTTCTTCATAGTCAACAACTAATTTATTGAAGTCTACCATCCAATCCCAATTCATGCCGTATTCTACTTCTTTGAATACAGTGCTTGGTATCCTTTGGTCATATACATAAGTTGCTGGGAATTCATCATTAAGTCTAAGGTCTAAGTTGCCCTTTACATAATCATCCTTTATCTTGTAGAAGTGGAGGGTATCCTCACCGACTTTATACCCTTCTGGGAATTTATGCCTTTCTACAGCCTTTCTAGATAGCCACGTTACTCTGTGGTGGGATTCAGATGAATGACAATATTTCTTTGCCATCTTATAAAACTGCATATGAGCGGCAGCATATTTTATAGCAAGGTCATGCGGGATTCTCTCAACGAATGTGTCATACATGTTAGTCTTCTCCATGGCAGCATAGTCTGCTTTGAAGAATGTACACAACTTAGTCGGTAAGTATAACTCCCTATTATAGAGATACTTTTCGGGATCTTCAATAGCATCTCCAGTTATTTGATCCCATATAATGTTGATTGATACTTGATTGGATAGAGCTATAGCATCTGGGGGTGATTCCATTTTGGAAACTTGATTGTAAACAAACACCCCGTGCGGAGTTAGGTAATCATCACCATCAATCTGAACCATATACTCATTATCAGATTCTAGGAAAACGTCTATTAGTGAGTTCTTCCCCCTAGCTGCTGTACCATTAGACTCAGTAATATGATACTCAATCCCATTATCTTCGCAGTAATTAGAAGCTAAGAACTCATAATCTTTATCTAGAGTATTGATCACGACCACAAGGTCTTCGGCAGGTATGTTACTATACTCTGCCGAAGAATGTCTCTGTAGCGCTAACAAATCCCCAGAAGTTAAAACATAAAACTTAACTTTCGCCACCAATATCTCCATGGTATCTAGAAGTCCACATAGTCAAACTGTACTTCGTGCCTTTCATCAGTTCTTGACACTCATGCCCGTGCGTAACCATTCCTGGGAAAATGATCGCCTTTCCTACGGGGATTTGGCTATTACTCACATTCTGTCTGGGGAAAACCAAATCGGCGCCCTCATAATCATCATTCAACTTAACCGAACCCGTTACAAGGCTGGCGTCAGTATGTAGGGATAATTCTTTCTGAGTATCTACGGAATACCTCATAACAAATGCATCACGCAATCCATACATTTCCATAGGATACCAGAACTTCTCAATAATTGGATTCACATTCTCTTTCCAGTGCTTTTCCATAGAATCCCAGTAACCCAATTCCGTCAATCTTATCTCTTGAGCTGGGAACTTGTCGTAGGATAGACTACCCCATCCGCCGTGACGGTCAGCAACTTC